AGGCCGCACAACAAACCGCTAACCGCTTGGGCGAGCCCGTTGTAATACAAATGGATTTGTCCGTCGTGCCCCAAAAACAAGCCACCCAAGAAGTGCTTGAACTTGTACATCCCGACTGATATATTTGTCGTGAGTCTCATGGACTTGATGGGAATCCTTCAACGTTTGATTCATAAGTAAGTTTCTCCCAAAGTGGCTTAATTCATGAATCCTCCCCGCTCTTGTAGCGGGGTTTTTTTTGCGTATACTTTTTACCGTGGGCCGGGGGCCACGATCCCCAGACCGACCTTTCATGCGGTTGGCCCTCGGGCCACAACCTATGAACGTTGTCTGGTTATACCTTGTCCTGCAAGGCGGCGATGCTATTTTTATAGGCCGCAAAGTCACGCCCGTGACCGTCTGCATCTATCGCGAATACCACAACCCCGACGCCGAAACGCGGTATACTTTTTATATCCACGTCAATGCGACGTGCCCGCCGTATGTGCGGCATACAATCCGGGAGATTGAATGATGTCAAAAGACTCCGCAGGCCCCGGCTGGGACCAGTCGCGCACAACCTGTTGGTGGTGCGGTGGACAACTCATCTGGGGCGGCGACCACGATATATCAGAAGAGGACGATTACTTCGACATGTCCTCAAACCTCACCTGTACCCAGTGTCAAGCCCACGTCCTTTACTACAGGCCCAAAGATGAAGAAGACTGAAAAACAAATTGGCGGGTGGAAACAACACGCCATCATGTTTGTGCTGTTTCTGTTGATATCGCTGCTCGACATTAGCTTCTAAATGGACGTACAACGGAACAAGCGCCGAAACAAACTCGCCCGACTCATTGAGGACGATGAGGACTTCAAACGCTTCGTTGCCGAATCCGCAGAGTTTGATACCTACCTAGGGTTTGAAAAAAGCGAACTACTACTTAACGTAATCGACTCCGAAAGCGAGGGTGAGTACGTCCTCGCCCTATCCGCCATAGGCTTCATTATCTACACCGACTACCTGCTAAAGATGGAAGAATCCTTCTACCAGCAAGAAACCTTCCACTGATAGAAAACTAAAACGCAACCCTTTCTATCTTTCTATCTTTTTATCTGTTGACTATGCGAGTAACGACCTGTAAGGTGTTTGGTGCCTGTCGCACGGTTCTTTCCCTCACCGGTTTAGCTGTGGCCGGTTGCCAAACCCAACCTGTGCGGTTTGTCAAAAGCTGCATTAACACGTAGCGACAGGTGCTTCATATTACGTAAAGGTTGGGACACAGCTTCATTCACCACAACACAAGGACTACGGACCTTAGTATGAAAGACATCCCCGAACACTACTTTGCCCTCGGCATTGTCATCTTGCTTACCCTGTTCGTAATGCTTTAACCCGGAGAAAAATAATGGAAAAACCCGATTTTGAGAAAAGAATACCCGTTCCAGAAAAAGATGAATACCGGCGTAGTAAGTACTACTGGTTAGCTGACCTGGAAGTTGGCGATTCTTTTACTTGCTCACATCAAGACTACAAGCGAATTGGTAGGCGGTTCAATACACCGGTAAGCTGGTTGCCGGAGAACTTTAAGATTGCGACTCGCAAAATCGATAATGGCTTATATCGAATTTGGAGAATCTCATAATGGAAGCCACAGTGCTGCTCAAAATCATCGAAGAAACCGACAAACAGGTTCTGTCATTCGACATGGATGACTTCGACTTCCTATGGCACACCGCCTGCGCGGCAATCTACTGGGAAGAAGAACACGAAGGCCGCTTTGAAGAGTTCATGGATCAAGAACCACCGACCACGGCCCAGAAAGGCTGGAAGATGTACTGGATGGACGAAAGGATTAGTGCGCTGGTTGCGTACAGGATTGCTCTCTCCGCAGGGTACGAGGCCTATTTGCTATGGGACACGGGATTGAACAACTGGTGTGTGCTCACGGACCACGGGGCAGAAGCCTTTGAGCAAATCCCTTAAAACGCCTTTCTATATAGTGTTTTCCCAGAGAAATAAAAAAATAAAAAATAAAATTACAAAATGGCGTAACCGGCGTAACCCGCGTAACTCGGGTCTGAAGGCCGCATAAAAGCTGGCTTTTTGTGGTTACGCCAAGGTTACGTCGTTACATTTATGAGTGTTCAGAGAGCTTAATCAAGCTATCCACATAAGGGCTTCTGAGTTTTGAAAAAAATATTTTTATTTTTCTGTAGAAATACTATATAGATCCGGCTTTTTAAGGTAGGTTATCGCAACTTACTCACATATAGGAGCGGTTATGGCTAAGGACAGATATGCCAAAGTTTTGGACGTAAAAGCGGCGGCGTTGCCCGAAGCAAAGCAACAGAAAACAAATCGGCCCCCCTTGGCAAACAAACGCCTGACACGCAGGCAGGAGTTGTTTGTGAAAGAGCTTGTGGCAAAAGATGGGCAGATCACCATGCGCGAAGCGGCCATCAACGCGGGCTACCCTGAAAAGTCTGCACACGTTCGGGCCTCAGAACTAACTAACCCCAGGATACATCCGCACGTATGCCGAGCGATCCGAGAGTATCGGCAGGAGCTTGACCAAAAGTACGGCGTGGAATACCAACGACATCTCCGGGATTTGCAAAGAATACGTGATGAAGCCCTGGAGAACGGGGCATACAGTGCTGCGGTCCAGGCTGAATATCGTCGGGGCCAGGCGCAAGGCGACATCTACGTCAATAAGACTGAGATTCGTCACGGCACGATTGATCAAATGAGTAAGGACGAAGTGTTGAAAGCTTTGAACGAACTCAAGCAAACCTACGCCCCGCTTACGCATGACGCCGGAGCCGAGGATGGTGGGAACAGACAGCGAGCGCGTGAACGATTAGCGGAGGATGTGGATGTTTCTGATTGAATTTTTTGGTAAGTGGTGGTACGGACAGCAAGAGTGGGATCGTCGAAAGTCTGGGCATAGCGGCATAAATGAGAATTGGGTGGAACCGTATTTTTCTCACCCTTTAGAGCGGCGAGCTTGGGAACTGCGTAAAAAAAGATTTAAATAAACCATGAAGGACATATTGGAAACGAAGGCGAAGCCGAAGAAACAACGTGAGGCCAGTTTTTGGCAATCTCTGAAAAAAGCTTTGCGGGATAACTTCCCGGATTGGTCAGCCACCCGGTTAGAGTCCAGAGCCACCTTGGGTGTGCCAGACGTTTTGATTATGGACAGCCGGGGGGCTTGGCACATGGTGGAGTTGAAAACCACCGCCAACATGAGCGTCAACATCACCCCACATCAAGTCGCCTTCCTCACTAAACACGCTAGAGGCAGTGTTTGGATAGCCGTCAAACTCACGAGCGCGACAGGCCACGAGGTGTTCCTTTACCGGGGCGACCGGGCGGTGGACGTAAAGTTAGACGGGTTGCGGGCCAGACCAGACAAGCACTTCAGCAATCCGGTCAACTATCGTGCGGTTTTACAAGCCATTGCATATGGGGGTAACAACCTGTAAGGTGGTCATTGGCAATGTTGCCAGACACTGGGAGAAATGTAATGAGTTTACCTACCTTGCGGAGTCACGCTCCGGCTTTCTTGGTCTTGACGGCCACTATGCTCAATAAGGCAATTATTGATGCAAATGCTTCGATCCGGGGGTTTGCCAAGTTGCTGGGCATCGATTACGAGCAAATGCAACCGGGCGAAAAGCACGTTGTAGAGGGCGAGTTCACAGACGGCACACCCACAGTTCTTAGTTTTTACCGGACAGTGAATCGGGGTGACCGCCGCTTTAGTGTGCGCGGAATCAAAAAACAATGTGCGGTGGGAGACACCGTGGCCTTGACGTTTAAAGTTACCCCGGAGGGTGATGTGGTTTGGGTGGTTAATGTGACCCAACAGTCTGAGTACCGGCACTTGGTGGAGGCCTAGTGTTTTTACTTATTGGCTGGCTGGAAAAAAGAATGCGGAAGCCGGATCATGAAGAAAAGCAACAGCCGTATTTTCGATATCCGCAACCGGACCCGTACTACGGGTTTTTTGATAACCGGGAGAAACAAATGGACATGACAGCAATTGAACTTGAACACGGGCAGGACCCTGCCACCGTTACTAACCCTGCTTATTGGGACTGCGAATGTGAAAAGGATTACATCCGTCCAAAAAGCAAACCCGAGTGTTTTATCTGCAACACCTGCGTAGACGATCAACCCGACAGCCGAGCCGATGAAGTGGCGGCGGCGCGGGCTGACGTTGAGATGTGGCCCTCAATTGAAATGCGAAAGTATTATCAGATTCACGGTTGGGTTGCGATGGATACCAAAATAGATGTGTTGGCAACATCGGAGGATGAGGCGATAAAGGTTGCCCAGCGTGTTTTCGACTGGCGCGTTCGCGATATGTATTTTGCAAATATTGGCGCGGACGGAACGGTTCATGATGTTTGGTATGAGCCTCACTGCGATGACATAGATATCGTGGACGTTCGCGAATATGACGGCGAGACTTGCTACACACTTGAGTCTACTGAGGAGGATGATGCTTAGGGATTAGCACCTACGCCGAGCCGCCTTTGGGCGGCTTTTTTGTGCCCAAAGAAATTTTAAAAAGAGCGTTGCATGTGCGGGTAACAACCCGTAATATCTGGGTTGCGGCAATCCTGCCGCCATCTTTGGGAGATACAACATGCAACACACGATTGAAAATTCAGACAACACCCTGACCCGTTTGCTTCAGCAGGTGCAGGATCAAGCCGCTAGATCTCAGGATTTCTTGGCACCGACTAATGAGCTTCAACTCACGACTGGTGACCGGGGTGACGGTAGCAAAGTTAGCCAGATCATCATGGAACAGTCTGGCGGGGAACCGACTAAAATTTTTGCCGCCAACGATGTGGCGTTTGATCAAATCAGTCAGCGGGCCGGTATTGATGTCCGGACTGCCCGCCGGTTACAGCAGGATTACTCTGCTGAGTTTGATGGATTGATCAATGCCATTTGGCAGAAAGAACCAGCGTTACGGATGATTCGCTCATTCCAGCACACTGAAAGGGCCGGTACAGCGAGGGCCTTTGTCTCCAGCAAGTTCAAAACCTTCGACAATGTACACCTGTTGCATTCCGCCTTGCCCGAACTGCTTGAAAGCGATGCCCAGTGGAAAGTGGTTAACGGTCAAGTGACTGATAAGCGCCTATATCTACGGCTCAAGTCTGAAGTAATCACGGGCGAGGGCGCGGCTGTCGGGGACATCATGGCGCTAGGCATTGGGATGTCTAACAGCGAAGTCGGTTGCGGTAGTGTCAACGTGTACCAAATGTTTTGGACGTTGGCCTGCCTTAACGGTATGCAGACTGAAAAGCGCACACGCAAGTCTCATATCACTGGAGCGCGTGGCGATGCCGACACATGGGGCCTGCTGACAGATGAGGCAAAGGATGCCGATAACCATGCCCTGGCACTTCAAATGCGGGATGTCACTGCGGCATACGCTAGCCGAGAATCGTTTGATGAGGTGCTGGAAAAGATGAGAGCTGCTCACGACGATAAAGTCGAGGGCTCGCCGCACTCTGCTGTCGAGGCTATGGGTAAGGTGCTGGCACTCACCAAAAAAGATACCGCCAGTTTGATGGATGGCCTGCTGGCTACTATCGGGCAGGCGGGCTACGCCGGTCAGCCAGTAACCCGTGCCACGATGGTTAACGCGGTCACGGCGGTAGCGCATGAGGCAGACGCGGATAGCGTGGACGATTGGCAGAAACTGGGCGGGCGCGTATTGGACTTGCCCCGATCCGATTGGCAACGTGTGGCGACAGCGGCATAAGTTACACTTCCCAAAGTGTGCCCCGCCGAAGCGGGGCTTTTTTTTGCCCGTCAGGTATGCGATAGTCCGACTGCCGCGATGATGCGGCTAACTTTGGGAGAAATTTTTATGGCTAGCATAACTTTACAAATACAGGATTTCGAAATTGAAGCGGATGAAATTGCTATTGGTAGTGCGTGGGAAGCTGT